TTCATAGTACAACTACCAAGTGGCATCATACCATGTACTAATGAATAATCCTTAGATGCTAACCTATGCATATATCTCATCATCTCAGTTTCGCTGTGGTATCTATTAAATACTTCTTGAGTTAACCATTCTTGTGTTCGCATAGGAACTGTTAACCAGTGATAGTCTCCTATAGAATCAAGTACATGATCTATAGTATCAAATGGATTGTTTAAATCTAACTGAGAATCTATAAGTTGTTTTAATTCTTCTTCTGTGGTACACTCATCTAAAGTTATCATAGTCCATCCATCTTCATACCTAACATTGAATCCTTCTAATGCTAGGAAACTTTTAAATCTAACGGTATCAAAACCTTCAGACTCATCAACCTCTATTCCAATCCACTTCAATGCTTTTAGTAGCGTCTGCCTATATTTTAATACTCTGGTTGATATTTTTTTCAAACCTTCCGCACCGTGATAGGCAGCGTAAAAACCTGCCATATTTGCAAGTAGTGCTTGGGCGGTGCATATATTGGACGTTGCTTTGTCTCTTCTTATGTGTTGTTCCCTTGTTTGCAATGCTAGCCGTAATGCTTTATTACCTTGACTATCTACCGACTGCCCTACAATACGTCCAGGAATCTTACGTTTATATTTCTCAGTGGTTGCAAAGAATGCTGCATGAGGTCCTCCAAAACCCATAGGAACTCCGAACCTCTGCATACTACCAACTGCTATATCAAATCCTAACTCACCTACAGGTTGCATAAGAACCTGACATAATGGATCTACAATAGCAATCTTAGTACCTTTAAAATAATTTGGTGTGTATTTTATCTGACCATGATTATTAGGAAACTGATGAATGATTGCAAATGCATCCATATAATCCTCAACAGATAGAGGTTGACTTGTATCTACTGTAAGAATTTTTATACCTAGTGGTTTTGCTCTAGTCTGTAATACCTTGAGTGTTTGAGGAAACACTTTACTATCAACAAGAAATAAATTCTTTTTAGATGCATTGAATGCGAGTATCATCGCTTCTGCTGCTGCAGTTCCTTCATCTAATAAGGATGCATTCGTTATTGGTAGTCCTGTAAGTTCAGTTACTAATGTCTGGTAATTAAATAATGCTTCTAATCTACCTTGTGATATCTCTGCTTGATAAGGTGTATAAGAAGTATACCATGCAGGGTTCTCAAGTACATTTCTTTGTATTACTGGTGGTGTAATCGTACCATAATATCCTTGACCAATCAATGATCTCTTAACTTTATTATGTGATGCTATCTCTTTCAATTCTTTGAGTGCTTGATTCTCATCACAACCCTCTATTAGATTCTCTCCTCTAAACAAGATTGAATCTGGTACTATTTCTCTTACCAACTCATCCAAAGAAGAAAGACCCAAATCTTCTAACATTTGAGTCTTGTCTTGGACTGATAATCCTATGTGCCTGTTTATAAAATCTGATACCATACAATTAATTGTATCATACTATCTATAAGTGTCAAGCAATTTCATAGACTTTATGTTTTTGATGTTCTGGAATGATTTTATTCAATTCAATTGATAATAAACCATCCTCATGTTTGATGCTACCAATCTCTACGTCATCAGATAGATTGAATCCTCTTGTAAAGGTTCTTGCTGCTACACCTTTGTGTGCATACTCTTCTGCATCTGGTTTTGACTCTTGTACTTTTGATTTAACAACTAGCACATTTTGTTGAGTTGATACTTCTATATCATCTTTCTTCCATCCTGCTAATGCTAGTTCAATCCTCCATTTTTCATCTGATTCCTTTACGATATTATATGGTGGGTACTGTCCTTGTACTGATCCTGTACCATATGCATGGAATCTATCGAATAGATCGTCGAATCCTACGCTGTATCTAGTTGCAGCGTCAAATATTTTGTCGATGTCCTTTGTAGTCCATCTTGTAATGTTAGTCATAGTTCTCCTTAAATAAGCGAGTATAGTTTGTGTCCCCGAAGGCGACAATACTATTTAACCATATTTCGTACTTAAGTAAAATGGTACACACCGAACATTTTGGTAATGTTTTGCACACCTATATAGTGCAGGATAATATTCCATTAAAGCAATGAAAAAATTATTTTTAATATTGGGTATCTTTACATTGGGTGGAACTGCTGCTCGTGCAGATATCACACATACAATGACATCCTCTTTACAATTAACCACGAATGCAGCTGCAACACAGGTTGAGCGAATTGGATCAACATACTCGGTCTCTGGATCAGGTGTTTCTACAGACGTAGGTGGCGGTGGATCTGCTGATCTAAATGTTGGTGGACTAGGAACTCTAACCGATGGAGTAGGACAAGGTTCTATTGCTACTGCAACTCACACTGCAGGTACAGCGTTCTCATTCTCTCAGTCATTTATTGAAGGCGATGTTATATCTACCACAGCTCCCACTGTTGGTGCTGTAAGTGCGTATTCTAATCAGGTATCTACTGCTGTAGGAACTGGTACAGGTACAGGTACAATCTTAACCTCAGGTGCGATAACTGCTGTTGGTGGTGGAAGTGGTACTTCAACTACAGGTCAATTCGTAACTGAATTATCCATAAATTAATGAGCGATGCGTATCAAACTTTTGTTATGTACGCTAGCTGTAGGGTGGGGTAGTCCTATCCTTGCGGTACCTGTGGTGCCAAATTTCACTCAGGGTAGTATGACTTCGGTGACAACCCAGACGGTCACTACGAGTGAGACCATAAATAGTATGGATTATGCGACAGGCTGGACTTATTCGGTAAGTGGCTCTGGCGTAGAACTAGACGGTGGTACAAACGTAGCACCTGACGTGACAACTACACAAACTAATACCGTAGACGGTGTGACTTCAACATGGACTGGACTAGATTTATCAACACAAAACAAACCAAATTGGAAGCAAAGCGAGGCAGGAAACTCGTTCCAATTCACAGAGCATTATTCAGGACCAGGTCTTCAGACTCATACAATAATACAGAGAGATACCACCGTCCAAAGCGTTACAGAATCAACAAGCATATTCTCAAACTGATCTCATTGTGTCTCACAGTTGGAACAGCAACCCCATCATTCGCTACAGATGTGGGAGGTGTTTCTGCTACAGCAAATCCAGTCGCTAATTCTAGTGGCTCAGTAACCAACCAGGCAATACAAGTTTTACAAGGTCCTTATATTACCAATACATATGGTGATGGTATATCTTGTCAAACTGCTACCGCCAATTTTACACCATACATCACCAGAACAGGAACATGGCAAGATCCTTATGAGGACATCTTCCTCGATCCTGTATACAACAATGCAGATAATAATGATGACAATATACCAGACAATCCTGGTGAAATACTCTACTATATTCCTACCAGAACAGGTCAGAAGTCTACACAGAACATAAACATAGGATTCAGTGCCACTCTTTCTATACCATTAGATAAAGAAGCAAGAGAAAAATGTATGGAAGCAACTGCTATCCATAATGAATATCGTAAACAACTAACTGCTAATAAACGCCTTGACTTTGAGATAGCCAGGTTAAAAAATTGCGGAGAAATGAAAAAACAAGGTATAGTGTTCCATCCAAACTCTCCATACTATAGTGTATGTGCTGACGTAATGCTTATAAATCCACCTGGTGTGGTAGCTGAGCACAACCATAAGATCACTGCTAATGGAGATGCTTCTACCTTAAAAGAAATATCTATAGGAAATAATTCTAAGTTATGATTTCTTCTTTCTAATTTTTAAAGGAGGTAATCCTTTCTTCTCACGATACTTATTTGCTTGTATCTCACTCTTAGATAACTCACGATGACTACCTAGTTTTTTCTGGGCAGTAGTTGTGAGTTTTTTAATGATTGGTTTTATGAGTCGTAATAACAATGGTGTTGCAGCAGCTCCTGCTGTTGCAATTACTGCAATTGCTAATGTTGTAGATGCTTGATTTGCAGAGGGTAAAAATTTCTCAGCTACTGTAGTTGGTTCATACAATGTTACACAGGTAGTGCCTTGTATTTCATGTCCGACAACTTTCTCATCACCAGCTTGTGTTAAATCACCTACTCTTAAATTATTAGGACCAGGACATTCTATTTCTTTATTACCAAGATCACCTGTAGGAGGAACCTCTGGTGGATCTATCTCTGGTGGTGGTTCTACAACAGGTGGTGGTGTGTCTACTTGTATTAATAAATCTTCTGGTGTGTAGTCCATCGCATCGTAGGATGGATATTGTCCATCACAAAGCACTTTAGTTCCTTGGGAGTCTTCCTCCTTTAGGTTGGGTGTTTCTCTATTTTTTGCTGAGTCAGGATGATACTCTACACAACCAGGCATGTCCACAATAGGTGAACCTATGTGTAGTATAAAAGGATATACCTCTGTATGTGGAACGTAATTGGTTATACCAGGTGCAGGTATTCTAGGTATGCCTACGTTTTGTACTTCAATCTCAGGTATTTCCATGTGGTTTATGATCCTTCATACCATCATGGTTGCCATCACCAGGCATCTTACCAAAAGCAACATACTCTATTGCTTGTACTGAACCTTCTAGTCTTGCTAGTGCTCGTTCATTCTTTACATACTCTTCGTATGCAGGTTTCAATTCAGCATTCCTTGCAGATAATTGCATGGTTCTTTTAGAGAACCTTTGGAGCAACTGCTCGCTAGTCTCTGTTTTTTTCATAATTTTAATCTAACAATTTTTATTTAGGTCTTCTGCCATATTGCCACCAATCTCAGCACCTTGGTTACCACCAAACATTGCTACCCATCCTGCTGCTACCCATCCTACAAATGGTATAGTGCTAAGAGTAGGTGCTGCTGCTGCACCAACGCTAGTACCTACAAGTCTTCCAGTTCCTTCTGCACTTCCGACTGCCTTGATACAGGCAAGATCTTTCTGTGACAGTTCTGGGTTATTCTTGACAAAATCATCAAGAGGTGCAATCCAAGATCTCTTGTTAGATACTGCACCACCTTGATTAGTCTTACCATCCATAAAGTATTCTTCAGCAACCTTAGTTGTCTCTGTTGCTAGTCCTAAGAAACCTCCCTTAGTCTTAATATCCTTAGTGATGTATGCTGTCTTAGGATCATTAGCAGTATAACTTATCTTATATCCCTCTTTATTTGCAGAGACAACATAAGATGTATAGTCACCTACAGGTATATCCAAGTTAGGTAATGCATTCTTATTGTTTGTGGCGATATATCCTATCATTCCAATATGTGAGACACCGAAGAGGGTGCCTAAACTTACTCCAATCCACTTGTTCATTGTTCTAGAAAGGTAAAGGTATTGCTGGTCCTGTAGTATCTGGTATAGCATCTGTGATACCACTACCTATGTCAGGCATTACTGCCTCCATGACTTTACTTTTTACATTGTCAATGATAGCATCTTTCTGTGTGTAGATAACTATACCGCTACCAACTACTGCTAATGATACTACACCGCTTAAGATAGCGATTCCGTTAATAATTTTTTGCATGATGTTTACTTATCGTTTGGGACAATTTTTACAGGAGCAGATTCTATCCTGATTGTTTGGGCAGGTGCAGTTTCAGATGCTTTAGCAATAAGGAACTCCATATCCTTTTTAGATATGTTAGCACTACCAGGATCAGCATCACCTTTCTTCTTCTTACCTCCCGCTTGAACGCCAAAAGTAGCTAAAGTTCCTGTGAAGACCGAAGCTATAAAAGTTGGATCAATCTTTTCTCCTGCATCATAACCTGGTATTTTGACGTAGTTCAAAGTTAAAATTCCTGCGGACCACACAAGAACAATCACTCTTATTAGCGTCGCTAAGTATGCTAGTTGTTCCTCTTTATCATCAACCTTCTCTTTTAGTTTGCCGAGGATACTTTTTGGTTTTTCCTCTTTCTTTACTTCTGCCATGATAATTTTGTTATCTATCTACTATATATAGATTTCCTGATATTGATACTCTGTATTCATCTGAAGTGTAAAATGGATTGACTCCGTGATACAGTCTAGAAGGAAAGAATACCATTTTCCACTCATAGCTTTTATCTAATGGTATGTGTGATGCATCTTGTGCACCTATAGGACTGTTCCACTGAAAATGAAATGCAGTAGTCTCTTGGTTGTTACATCTAGGATATCTCTCCATCTCTTCTTTTACGTCATATGGTATCTTTACCCAAATAGCAAACGAAAAAATACCAGAATGAATATGTAAAGGATTAAAATCATGTTTCTTTTGATAATTGACCCATAATTTTTTCAACTCAAAATCTGTATTCTCAGGTTTATGTTGTTCTTCTCCACCACCCAGATTTAAGGAAGCACCAAACTCTTGTATATAATTCCAACTTAAATCATTAGTAAACTTTTTAGTATGTTCTCTTATAGGAAGATGCCATGACTGTTCGAGATGCCCACCTAAAGTAGGACGAGCATCATCACCTCTTTCATTTATACAAGACTCTAACTCAGCACGAACTGTATCGGGAACTTCAGCGAAGATCCAACCAGGTGATTTAATCCACTCTGGTCTCCAACGATAGTTATCACTCATTAACTGTTTTCTTTTTACCTATGTTATACTTAGACTCAAGAGTCCAGTCATGCTTTTCTTTATATGCAATAACCTTGATCTGACTCAAAGGTGCTGCATCTTTAACTTCATCTATCTTTACGATCTCTACAAGACCCCAGTCAGATAAAAGTTTAATAATTCTGTTACGTCTTTGTACATCATTCTCAGATAAGTTTGCTCTCTTACCATCAAGTGCAAATAGTTCTTTAAAATGTACAATATAATACTGCCCTTTCTTATGCAGTATATGACATGATTGATATAACTTCTTTTCTTTTCTGGATGCTACCCCAATCCTTGTGAGAGTTTCTCTTACCTTTAAAAAATCATCTGGTTCTTTTAAAGATATCTCCACCATATCATCCTTAGTCCACGGTACCTCAGTAATCATTTCTTACCCCCTTTGTTCAGTTTGTCTTTAATGTAATCAATTTGGTTTGGGGATAGGATCCTTAGTGCTTGTATTGCTTTATCTGTACTATATCCATAGTACCTTTTCACAAGGTCGAGATCATCTATCTTCTGTTTTTTACCCCAAGGAGAAAATCTCCTTCTAGGTCTAACAATATGTATATAAAAATCATATTGCATTTTCTTAGATATATTAGAATACTGGTTCATCTCATTAGCATACATTACAGTATCCATATGATGAGACATACATTTATTAATTACATAACTTGGGTAGTTTGATTCCCATGCAGGATCACTATCTTCATCCATAAGATTATTCTTATTGACGTTGATAGAGTTTAGATATTCTTTTAGAGGATAGCGTTCATCGTATGCCATAGTTAGTTAATACAAGTTCTTTACGTTGTTGTTGATCTTTCATATAATCTCCTACTGATCTCATTGTATATGTGTGATCGTATTCGTGTGCGTTCCAACTATGGAATCTATCCTTTATTAAATTAGACGAGTTATAAGACACCATCTGATCTCCTATACATGTATTACATGTGTGGGCAAACTCATCATGATCAAATCCTTTATGCATACTACCTGACTTACCATACAACTTAGGTTTAATTTCATATGGAGGATCTAAGTATGTGAATACCTCTTTACTGTTTGGCATCATATGAACATAACTGAGATGTGTGATAGACCATTTCTGAATCACTTGTTCATAGAATCTAAGTTTTTCAATACCTCTCATTGAGAAGTTTGAATCTGATGCCTGAGGAGAGAATGATGAAGACTCAGAGAGACCACTAAAACTACATTTATTAATGATATAGAATGATACAGCAACATGAAAATCTTCTCTGTTACCTTGAGTAAGATAGTCCTTTGCTTCATTAAATAATCCTCTTGCTGATGATGGATCTGGATATCTTGTTTTTAATTGTATAAGTTCATTATACAATTCTATTCCCTCTGTCTGTAAGACTTTCCAGAATGTTGCTAGAGGTGTGTATAAATCATTAACCCATATGTCTAGATGAGGATACATCTGTGACACATACAAAGCAACGCTACCACCACCTAAGAATGGTTCACGAAACTCTGTATAATTATGAAAGTCAGGAAAGTATGGTGCCATCTTTTTAACAGCACGAGACTTACCGCCAGGATATCTAAGTGGAGTTTTAAGATACATCGAAATTACACTCCACCATAATTTGAGTTAAACATGCCAATAGGTTAATCTCTTGATCGACAACAAATGCTGCCTTGTACTGGTAGTCTGCAATGATTAATATTGCTGCAGGTATACTTGGAGGTGTCATAATAGTAGAAAGACTATCGTATAACATTCTCATAATAGATTGAGGATCACTATCTATATTTTGTGTTACCCACTTCTTGACATCATTAAACTTCTTTGCTTTCAATGATGCAACTAAGGTATCAATCTTAGCATCCCCTAATGTAGCAAGAATACCAGTATCAATACTTCCAGTAGATGCATACCTTTGTAATTCATTTAAGGTACGTCTAAAGTCTGGGAAGTATTTGTTGACAACTTCAGCAAGAACCTTCTCTGAGAAAGTAATTTCTTCAGCAGTAAGTATACCTTTACATCTTGCAAAGAATGATGCTGCAAGTTGCTGTTTCATTTTACCACGAACATTGAAATCTATTACAGTTGTTCTACTGTGTAGAGGTTCAATGATCTTGTTCTTGAAGTTGCAAGTAAATATAAATCTACAATTCTTTTGGAACTCTTCTATCGATGCACGAAGTAAGAGTTGTACATCTGGTGTAGTGTTGTCTGCCTCATCGATGATAAGGACTTTGTGCTTTGCTCCTGCTGTAAGTGATACAGTTGCAGCAAAGTTTTTTGCTTGGTTTCTGACGGTATCGAGGAATCTCCCCTCGTCTGATCCATTGATGACATAGAAGTCTGCTCCTAATTCATTACACAATGCTTTTGCAATAGTTGTTTTACCGACACCTGCTGTGCCTGATAAAAGTAAGTTGGGAATCTCACCCTGTTCTACGAAACTTGTAAACGTAGACTTCACAGATGGTGGTAAAATACAGTGCTCAATGTTCTTTGGTCTGTACTTTTCCACCCATAAAAAATCACTCATAATTTAGGGTAACCAATTCGGTTTTCTGGATGGGTCACGAAGATAATTAGATGCAACCCAAGGTTTGCTGCCAATGTAATTCTTGTAAGCAGTAAAAGTGTCAATGCTTGTGTCATGTTTAAACTCATCAGTCATTGCCCTTGTGAATTCATATTCCCAGTATGGTTGAGGTGTATCTCTAGGGAATATTTGTGTTGCAGCATCAAGAGTATAGTGACAACTATGTGTCTTGTTGTACCTATGCTTATACTCATCGCATAGTGCTAGTCCATGTCTTAACAACCAGTCCCAATAGGTTTGTGCCCATTTAGTACATGGATGATTACGAAATGCACCTTTTTCTGTTTTGTATGGTGTGCCATCTAACTTAGGCAGATCACCAAAACCATGACCCCATTTCTTAGATGCAACTATAGATAACATTTGACATGTTTCTAGTGGCATCTTTACTACATGTTTGTCAGGTAAGACTTGTGCAGACTTGATAGGGTCAGGGTCTGTCACGAATATATTCATGCGTTTGGTTCTAGTGCTATAAAGTATTTTATCCCATCACCTTTGAATGATGCAACATTATGTTTACTAACTGAAACCTGATAAGTACCTGGTAATAGTTTTAAGTTCTCAACTTTAAAACAATAGCAGAACTCATTTGTAGACTCTCCAACTTCTACACTATAACTATTTGAACTGTCATTCTTTTTATCTGTAACAGACAACTGCATTATACCGTCAGCAGAGAACAAACATAAATCAGGTAATTGATATACACTTGCTGCACGTTGCAACTGGTTTAGTACACCTGCTTCAAGATTGAACTTTACATCAACTGATGGTAATTCAATTTCTTTCTCAGGTGGTTGAGTGATAATGTCTGGATCAGCATAAAAGAATCTTGTCTTTGTGCGACCATGTGTATCACTTACTGTCAGATAATTTTCTGCTGTTGTATCGATCTTAGGTTGGTCAAACAGAGATAGACCTCCAAGGAATACACCCAAGTCGTAGATAGAGATTTGCGAATCAAACTGTTCTTCGACATCAGCGATAGCAAGTATGTTCTTGTTAATACTGAGCGTTGCAATTTGATTGCCTGGTTTAATAACAATAGATTTGTTGATGGAACAAAAGTTCTTAAGTACTTCAATTGTGGGTTTGGTGATTACCGTCATGTTTATCATTAAAATGTAATAGTAGCATTCCGTAATGGATAATCTTTATGATGTCCTTACGTGCTGTACCTTTTTTGTCATAACGAGAGGCATACTTTAGGATGTTACTCCTACAGAATGCCTTTGCGTCTCCGACAGATTCAATAAGATCTAGTGTTTGAACACTACCTACAGAGTAATGTGCTCCGTAGGTTTTGTCAACATATTCAGAAATCTCTTTTAGGATTTCGTCTTCACTGTATTTTCTCATACAGTTATTCTACCTCAGATGACTCCTCGTTGTCAAGTAATTGCTCACCTGCGTCAACCTTTGTATATAAATCAAGGAATGAACTCTTAGTGTCATCGTCAAAACGTGCTACACAATTCTTGATAGCAGTTAACTTGTCTCCAAAAATCTTGTGTGCTTGAGTGATGTGTACAAGTCTACGAGTTGTAATAACTTCATCTACACCACCATCAAAGAATGTCTTACGGATAACACCTGCCCACTTGACTAGGTTGTCTGCAAAATCTTTTTCGCAACCGTTGTTTAGTAGGATTCTTGTTTCTGTGCTTGCTGCGGGGTAGTCTTGCTCGAAGGTGACTGGGAATCGCTCAAGGAATGCTTCGTTGAGCACGTTAGTTCCAATAAATCTTCCGTCGTCTGAACCTTTACCCTTAGTATTTGCGGTGGCGATGACGTTAAATCCTGATTGGGGTCTAACGAATCTGCCAATCTTTTTAAGGAAAACACCATTTCCCTCAAGGATGCTTTGAAGGCAGAGGATTTTGTTGGAGGCAAGGTCGATCTCGTCAAGGAGCAAGACTGCACCTCGTTCAAGGGCTTCGATAACAGGACCGTTGTGCCAAACGGTGTCGCCATTAACAAGACGGAAACCGCCAAGAAGGTCATCTTCATCTGTTTCAATAGTAATGTTTACTCTGATAAGTTCTCTGTTGAGCATTGCACATGCTTGCTCTACTGATAAGGTCTTACCATTACCTGATAGTCCTGTAATGAATGCAGGGTAGAACATCTTGGATTGTATAATCTTCTTGAGTGGACTATAGTTTCCAAATGGTACGAACTCAGCATTCTTAGAGGGTACGTGTGATACTTTATCTGGTGCAGGTTTCTTTGCTGCAGGTGCTTCATATGCTTTGAGTATCTCATTAGCAGTTAAACACCACTTACCACGACCAACCTTTTGTAGGCGATTGATTTTGTTCATGCGTTTAGTAACACTCTGAACTTTTACACCTAAGTGTGCTGCAGCAGACTTAACGTTGTCTGCAGATATGTCTGAACCGAACTGCTGAAAATATGTGAGGAGTTCGTCTTCTGTAAATTTTGCTTGGAATGGCATGGTTTCTTTGTTGTCTATACTAATAGTATAGCATCATAGTATAGAAGATCAAGCCTTGAGTGGACAGAGATTATACTGTCACATCCTCAAAAAAGGTTTAGGTTGATCAAACAGTACTGTATCTATATAATTTTTTGCCCAATTTGGGTCAAACCATGATCCTAATACTGCTTCAGTTTTTTTATTCTGTTTTTGTTGCTTACAATAATATATTTGATCTTGATATCTTTCATAGGTTGCATCTATATCTTTATCTTTTTCTGCGTTCTTTACTGCGTTTACATATACTGTAAGGTATTCTTCTAATAATTGTACATACATTATCTGTTCATGCTGTTTATGTAATCTCATAAACTTACAATGAGGAGAGAATATATCTGCCCATAGAGGTAGTTTACGAAAATCAAAATCCATATACTTATCACTTATAGGTTTTATATCTTTATAGAACTCTGTTCTAACTCCTTTAACAGGAGATACATCTACAATAGCAGCAGTAACTATACGATTGTTTGCTATAATATCACACCCAAAGATAGGTAATTTATATCGAGGGTCAGGAAATAATACACAGTGAAGTACATCTAAGTATTTTGTTTTACATGTTTCCAGATGAATCTTTCTGAGTTGTGGACATGACCACATTTCATTATTAATAGTAATATCACCCTTAACGATACTTCGATAAGGGTCTTCTGGTAAATGTTTTAAGTTAGGTAGAGCACAGGTTATTCTGCGAATACTCTGTGCAACATCATCTACAATCATGCGATATGTTCAATGAATTTATTTAGAATGGTTTTGTTCTGCATCTTTGAACTCATGTGCTTTTTGAATGCTCTGTTCAATTCTGCTCTTGTTGCTTCAACACCTTTCTGTTTGATCTCTAGTTCTTCATTATCTGAACCATTGTTTCTATCAGGCATGAAGAATGCTTCAGTGAAACCTGCATCATCTTTGATAGAGATAAACTTTTCTTTTCTCCATTGCTTGTCAAACTTTTGTAAGTCCTCATAGTTCTCACATAAGTTTCTAACAACTCTATTCAATTCTGACTTAGAGCATAAGCGAATACCTATCCAGTTGTAGTCTGTGATTGATCTCATGTATGATACGATCTCTTTAGTTGTTAGGTAAGGACTACCATTAAGACGTTTCTGATAACCAGTTGACTTATCACGAAGAACAAATACTTGAGAACCACTACAGATATTTCTTTGACGTAATTCTTCAAAGTGCTCAGACTCTGCAGTATAGTTCATAGGATTTGCTTCACCATCAGTTAGGCAAACAACATTCACTTTCTGAACTTTCTCTTGTGCTCTCATTTGTGCAACGATTGTTTTTGCACAATAGATTGCTTCTGCAAGTGGAGTACCACCAAGACCATAAGGTTGATTTGCTTTGATATTATAGTTGTTCATTGCAAATACTTGTAAGTAAAGAATCTTCATAGATGCTTCTAGTGATCTATTGTTTTGTCTTGATGAAAGAAACTCAAGAAGTCTAAAGTCATCACCGATAGCAAGTTGATTTGCTTTATGCTCAATACCTTCATGAAGTCCAGAACCATATCTGTATGAATTGTGATATCCACTCTGGAAACCATAGACTCTGAAAGGAATGTTTGCTTTCTTACAGAACCATACTAGGTTGTATGTTTGCTTAAGTGTATCAAGTAAGCACTGACTCATAGAACCAGACCAATCAAGGAACATAACAAGACCATGATTCTTACCATCAGGTATTACTGTAATCTTCTTGAAGATATCCTCTGTCAACTTGTACTTGTATAGAGATTGAGTATTGATAACACCAGTTTTAGATGTTGCCTGTCTCTTGTACTGATCAGCAGACTTCTTCATTTCAAATTGCTTGAGAAGATAGTTTACTGTCTTGCCAGTTGACTTCTTGAATGTTTGATAGTGTCTGCGACCAGTATCGATTGCATCTTTTTGCTCTTTAATTTGATATTGTCTCCAATCACTATTCTCGGAGGGGTCTAACTCTTTAGCATACTCATCGTCAAAGTGCTTTTCTAAATCTTCTCTGATTTTTTTGTTGTCGATAATAAGTTTGTCGATGTTTGTGATCTTAGGCATTGTAAGATAAACCCATTCTCTTGAATCTTCATCAACAAGAGTCTCGATAGATTCTGCTAATGCTTCATCTGTAACACATTCTGTTTCTCTGAATTCTGTTTCTAGATTAGTACCACCACCTACTACACCAGTATCATAGTCTAGTCCTTCATCTTCAAACTCATCATCAAAGTCTGTATCATCTTCACCTAAGTCTGGACGACCTTGACCTTTTTCACCTTCTCCTTCTTCTCCCTGTCCTGCAGGTGCAGGTTGCTTTTGACCTAACTCATACTCACCATCACCATCTTTCTCTCCGTTGAATGGTATCTCTGGAACTTCTGTCTCGTCTATTTTCTCTTGATCTTTCTCCTCTGCACGATCCATCATCTCACGTGCTAGATCCAATACATCTTGGAATGTCTTAGTTACTGCTGCACGATCTACATATACTTGCTCATCTGAATCAAAATCTATTGTTGAATTACCTTTGAAAAATAAATTGATACGATCAATCAAAGATAGTTTCTCTATATCGTCATCTGATACACCGAAGAACCCATCATTCCATAACTCTTTATAACCTTTGAAGAATGTATTACGAAGACCTGGATATTTTACTTTCATCATACGCTCGATACGTGCATCCTCAAGAACATTTACGAATGCTCTAGGTGCATCGTTGAGTTCATCAGCAGGTGTGAATAATGCATGACCAACCTCATGACCTACAAGTAAATCATATACTGTATTAGAAGCAGACTTCCAGATAGGAAGGCATAGGATACGTTTCTCTACATCAAAGTATGCTGTAGATACTTTACGATGTTCAATTGTAAGGTTCTCTGTTGCAAGTAGTTTTGCAAGTTGTCCTTTTACTTCTTGGTTGATTAGCATGGGTGTCTCGTCTATACCCATATTATAGTACCTTTTGATGTGTTTGAAAACAATTAATGTGACAGCTTATAGATCGTCCACTAATTTGGAGAAGTCATTGATCTTTTCAAATCTTAACGTCCTGTGAAATTTCTCAATAAGAATGTCACCTTTGTGTGATATTACGAAAATATTCGTATTACTTCCTAGCGTTCCAAGTATAGAAAGTAGAGCACCTGTACTATCAGTATCTAAAGAACTATCAAATACCTCATCAAGAATCAACAGGTTAGTTGCTGCTGAGTTCTTCATACGTGCTACCTCTCTCCATGTAAAGAGAAGTGCTAGGTCAATCTTTTGTTTCTCTCCTTCAGAGAAAGATGAATAACAAAAGTCATCTCTAAAACGACTCTTGATCTCTTCATTAAACTCCTCATCAAGAGTAAAGTTAACAAAGAAATCCATGCTGTGAAGATATTTATTAATGAGTTGATTGAATATAGGTATGTATTTCTTGATTATACGACGCTTGATTCCACTGTCCTGTAACAAACTTTTTACTGTATGGTATTCATCTATCTTCTGTGCTACTTTACCACAGTCAATTTTAGTGTCTTCAAAATCCTCTACTAATGTTTTTAGAACATGTTCTTCTTTCTCTATCTTAGGTGCTGCAACTAAATTACTCAGTTCTTTTTCTATTGATAGGTTCTCAGATTCTAATCTTACAATGTCTCTATCAAAAGTTGAGATCTCACTACGTAATTCATGAGCTTTCATTGATAACTCATTGGCTTGATCTAAGATAGAAACTACGTCTTCAATAGCTTTTTCTTCTTTCTTTAAAGCTTTAGCAAAGTCAACTCCGCTATTAGTCAGTGATTCTATCTTCTCTCCTTTAAATTCTTCACTTATTGTTTGTGTACATGTAGGGCATGTGTCATGTGTTTTAAGAAATTTCATTTCCTTAGACACCCTTTTCATCTCAGATTTAAGATCTGCTGTCTTAGATTTGAGATCAGATAGTATATATTGATGCGTATCTGTTTCGATCAATTGTTTTTCTAGTGTAGAAAGTTCACTATTTCTTTGAGATTGATCTGATGATATGGTTTCTATTAAGGCTTTGTTCTGTATTACTTTCTCTTCCTTCTCTTGTCTTCTAACACTGTTTACTTCTCTTAAGGATTTTATAAGTTTTTCCTGTGATTTTAACCTCTCTTCTGCTATAGATAGAAGGTTGCTACAATCTTTACTTTGTTGATATGCTATCTTATATCGATCTTTTAAGATCGTATTCATCTGTGAGAAGATCTTGATGTCGAGTAGATCTTCGATAACTTCTCTCCTGACAGGAGCATTGAGTTGCATGAAGGGGACAAATGTGGATGAACCCAAGATGACGACTTGTGTGAAGGACTTGAAGTTGAGTTTGAGAATTGATTGTTCGAGATATTTCTGGGTATCCTTAGTCGCAGCGTCCTGATCAACCAACTTATTGTTTTTGTAAAGCTCGAAAAGATTTGGTTTGATTGCTCTGAATACACGATACTCATCCCTCCCTATACTAAATGTTACCTGTACCTTAGTTCCTTTTTCATTAATGCTATTTACCAGTTGACTCTTACTTATCTTTCTAAAAGGTTTATTAAATAAAGCAAAGCACAAGGCATCTAGCATGGTAGATTTACCTGCTCCATTGGATCCGACAATAAGTGTCGCTCCTGCATCATCAAGTTGGATGTCAGTCCATTGATCACCTGTAGAAAGAAAGTTCTTCCAAGCAATCGTTTCAAATGTAATCAATTTTTTATAGTTTTAGGGGGAGGTATAACGAGGTCATTTGGGGGAATTATCATATAATGATAACCATTACCACCACAATTAACTTCTATAAGTTCATCTTCTACTTCTAATACAAGTAGTTCATGATCTGAACCATTAGCAATAAGAAGGTCTAAATATCTTCTACAATCATCTTCCTCTTCAAAACACTGCACAGTTTTTACAGCATTTTTATCTAAGACAGAATAAATCCCGCCAGATTTTTTATCAGTTAATACAAACATTAGATTGCTGATGCCTCCATGTACAGAGATCTCATAACACTTTTCACATTATCTTTACTTACTTGTAGATCTATATCATCTATGTAGGTATCGAGTAATGTTAAAGTATCTTCAGTTTCTAATAACGAATCACTTTCACCAAGTACACTAAGATCTTCTACAATCTTAAGGTCTGCAATGTTCATGTCTTGTAGACGTTTAACTGCATAGTCAAACTTGGCATAGTCTCCTTTTTCTTCTACGATGAGTTTGACGAATGTTCCTTCGACATCTTTCTCGCTTGGGAGACTAACTCCGTTATTATAATACAATTTATGAAAAACGTCAAAGGGATTCCTATAATGAGTAGTTTTAAGAGTAAGTGTATCAAAAACATGGAAGCCTCTTTTGCATCCGAAGTCATTCCAGTAAAGTTGGTAGGGATTTCCAAGATAATAAATGTTGTCTTTATGTGATTTAGAATGATAGTGTCCTGTAAACACTTTCTTAAATTTTTTGAAGACCGAATGATCCATGCCACGTTCCATCATGTGACCAGGATGTGCTTCAAAACCATTGAGTTCTAAGTGTCCCATACACACTTTGCTTTTGCTTTCCTTGATTGCTCTGAATGATTGTTCAAGGTTGTCATCACATATCCAAGGAAGACATAGAATATCAAGACCATCATATGTTATGTTGGTTGGTTCTGTGATTACATGAATGTTATGGTACTCACCTAGAAGTTCATCTGGTGCGTTGACTCGTAATGTATTCTTATAGTATATGTCATGGTTACCTACAAGCATATCCATTTTGACACCCATTTCTCTTAGAGGGTCAAACCACATCTCTTTAGATTCATCTAATGAATTAAAATTTATAGATTTACGTTTATCAAACGTATCACCTAAACAAAAGACATGTTCTATTTTATGTGCTTTTATAAAAGGTATGACAACTTTACTATAAAACTTTTTATAGTGATTAATAAAATGCTTGTTATCATTACGAACACCAAAGTGTTGATCAGTTATCAGCAATAATTTCATCGCTTTTGATTCATCTCCACTCTGTTCTTAATTTGATTATAGTCGGTACTTGCGTCTCCGTCAACACTAAAGACATGATCGTATCCTGACTTCTCCAAAATTTTATCTTTAATATCCATCTGTCTTTTCTCCTTTGCTATACGTCTTAGAAATGCATAATACACTATCTGAGTAAAATATGCAAATGGATTTCTTGATTTAGTAGGATCAAAGTTATCAATATACTGTATGCAATTTTCTATACCATCACAGACCATATCATCTTTATACATGTAATTGATAAAGTTAGGTCTATATGACAAGTGAGTTGCAATCTTTAGAAAACACCCACCGATATAATTATTGACGCGAGGTTTTGGAAGACCCTTCACTTCGGCAATCTCAACTTTTTCTTTGTACTTTATTATTGCCTCAAGAAATTTTTTGTTATCAACGTAGTGTTGTTTCTTCTTGGTGCTCGCTCGTGCAGCCATATTTCTCCTTCTGGATTGTTCTAATTATAGCAGAGCTTGACAAAGATGTCAATTTGCTGTACACTAACCGTGTAGGGGTTTCTGAATATATTACTTACCTTTATTCAACCTATACATTTTTTCAAATAATGTTCTAGCAGAGTCAATAGATCCCAAATAACCCAGATGTTTGTTGGGTTCAGACTCCATCTGTTCTCTTCTTTCACCTACCGTCTCGCCTTTTAGGTACGACTCGTACATAAATCTGCATTCTTTAGACATAGAAGATATAGTTACGATATCCTTTTCTCTAATTACATAAAAATCTTCATTAGATAATTGCATCCATTTAGAAAAACCAATACCTCGTGCCAATCTATTGCCCTCAACATCACGTTCTACCATCTGAACTGCCACTGGGTTTTGTATGAAACATAAAGTTTCATTACCCTCGTTTGTTAACACAGCTTTACCTAATACTTCCTCTCCATTTATGAGTTTAAGTACTCCGTAAAATTCTTCCTCGTGTTTGGCGTAACTAATCATCTTTGAGTTTAACATCTATGATCTCATAATCAAACTTTTCTTCATTATAAATTTTGACTCTTTCTAACAAATGATTCAATGTGTAATTGTTTCCTTTGTCAGTGGATATGTCATCAGCAATATCATAAAGAGTTGCTTTTGATTTATTGTCTCCCTTCCTAAGTACTCGTCCAATGCTTTGTAAATTACGAATGCGAGATTTAGAAGGAGAAGCAAAGATAACATTATGCAGATTACGAATGTTTATACCTGTACTGAATGTACCGTAGGAGGCAACAATAATAGAATTGTCTGATTTTTCAGTTAACTCTCGAATTTCTTCTCGGTCTTCTGTATCAACTCCACCGTGTACAACATACACAGGTCTTTCTGTATCACTATTTATCATATTGAATAGAGGAATACCATGTCTTTCAACGTAGTTAAATAGAATTAGTGTATTACCTTTAAGATCTTTTGCTAAATTTTTAATGAATTTATTTCTAGGTTCATGCTCAACGAGATAGTCCATCTCATCTTGATACCCTTCAAATATTTTATCTTTGTGTTTTATTAGTATAATTTTTACTTTTAATTTGGAGAGATAACCTTGTTTCATCAGTTCATTGGTCTTAGTTACCTTAGAACATTTGCCAAAAACTCCCTCCAATACTAATTGATTAACGTTTGCACCATCTAAAGTACCAGTAAATCCTATACGATACTTACAATCATGAAGTTTACCCATGAGTGATGTCAAAGATTTTGCTTTAAATAGATGTGCTTCATCACCTATTACACAATCAAATTTATCAAACCATTTCTTAGGTTCTTTATAGATTGATTGCCATGTGGAAATCACTACATCATGTTCCGTATATTTCTCTGCTCCTGCATAAAGTTTATGACAATGATGACCTACATTCCAACCATATTCTTTAAAGTCTTTATACATTTGTTCCACAAGAGATGTTGTGGGTACAACTATTAATACATTTCTGTCCGCATTAACATGGTATCTTACTAATGAATAGATCATCAAGGATTTCCCGCTTGCAGTTGGCGACAAT